GTTCGTATCATCGTCGTACACGACGGATGTTACGTTGGACACGGGTGGTGCGAGATCATTCAGTAGATCGGAAGCGAGGTCGTGTGCGTTCGAATAGTTTGTCTCGTCAAGCGTGACGAGCGTTCCATCCACAGTAAACGACTTATTTGCAGAATGAATGAGTAATTGTGTGTTTGGAATCTTTGCTGATACGAGTGAAATCTTCGAAACGTTATAGATTGGATTTTTCAAACTCACGATGTAATTCGATGGTGACGGATACAAAGTAGCATCTCTTTCACTGCTATCAATGTCGAGGCTGTAGACCTTCATTAAAATATAGGCACAATATTTTAATGAGTGTTTTACTCTGGTATATCTAAATCATTCTAATAAAAGCGCTGCGCCAACGGATTCTTTGAGAGCTGGTTCTTCGCCACGTCGAGTTCATTACACTTGGCGTTCGGGTTTTCGTTACCCTTGTACGGGTTAAAGTTGTAGTATTTGTCATTCGTGTAGTGTTGCGTCCAACCACCATTCGCGGCATTCATGCGACCGTCGATACGCGTGGTATCGGCTCGAACACTGGAAAGAACACCACCTTGCTTCAAAGCGGTTTCCCGAACATTCATACGACCCGCGTTACCAGGTCTATTCGCCTTACCACGACGATCATCCGCCCTGAAACCGTAGTTCTGGAGTTGTTCCGTCGTGTATCCCTTGTAGCCACGTTCCTGAGCGATTGCGCTTCCCGGAGCATTCTTGTAGCCACCGTGGAAGTTGTGAATACCCGGTGCCGGCTGGTTGTTGTACTGATATTGGAATTCATTGGCATCGGACTTGTTGCGCGTCGGATCTTGTGCCATCGTTCCCAAAGGAATGAAACGCTTAGCCGGTGCATTCTCGAGACCATCCGTACGCAAACCAGTTTCCGCACGATTCGTGGTACGCTTGGTACGTTCATGTTCTTGACGAACCATACGACCACCCATACCTTGCGCACGACCTGGGACTTCCGGACGTCGACTCGGGAGGAAGGCCGTCTTTTCTGGCATGTTATGCGTCATCTCACCAATGAGACCGTGACGACCACCGGAGATATCCTGCGCCGGACCGGATCGACCCGGAAGTGTCGTCAAACGGTATTCACCGACATTCACCGGATTAACACGGAAAAGCTGCTGGTATCCACCATACGCCGGAACGTTCGGTCCGACACCAACACCCGGACCAACCATTTGCTTTTCGATCGGAGACAAGTTGTTCATGCGGCCTTGATCATACATACGGTTACGCATATTTAAGATCTCTTGACCACCACTTCGTTGTTGTGGAGCAATAACAGCAAACGACGGCGTTTCGTTCTTCGGTTGTACGGACACCGGATTATCGAAACGGGTTTCTCTAAATTCTGGAACTTGATCTGACAAGAGAGGTTCTTGTGGTTCAGTGATGAGACGAGGACCCAGTTGCGGAGGTTCAGTATCCTTACTGAGTGTTCGACCCGCATACACTAAGCCAGCGACCGCTAAAACTGAGATGGGATCAGCCATTCTTACTTCTTGCTAATATTTTTATTGTGGTATCTTTGGTTAAACAAGCCATTCTGAAGATCCGCGCGAGTACTCGAGGGTTCATACGACATGGACTGGAGCGGGAGCTTACATTCCATATTTTGAAGAGGGAAGAAGTTACGTTCATGGGTTTTAACCAAGAACTTGTTAAATTGAGACGTCGACTGAGGTCTGAGCTGATCACTCGTTTCAATGTGCTGCGCTGGAGATCCCTTACCAGCCATGTAAGGCGCGGTACCATACAACATGGTTTGAGGTCTCGAACCAAAGTTCAACGTACTCGGTTGAGGGTATACGAAAACGTCATCGGTCGCGCGGTTTGTCGGGACTGCCGGATTTTCAACAAGAGACAAGCCTGGTTGGAGCTGATATGCCATTTACTATTACATAAGAATATTTATCGTCTGTCTCCACTGAAATCCAATCCCGAGAAAGCGCCGAGTTGAGCACCTCTCGCATTCGGGCTGCAAGCACCCGCGTCACTTCTACACAATGGGCGGTGTCTGTCACCATAGCACCACTCCGCAAACGCCGTTTGGTCACCTGGGATGGAGGTAACCGGTCCACTCACAAATTGCCGAGACGCGGCGGACTTTTGATACATGGGCAACGGAGATCTCGAACGACCCGCGTCGTACGGAATACGATCATCCACAAAGCTGCGAACGATCGGTCTAACGGACGAGTAATCACACGCCGGCGGTCTGTTAGGATTATCCGTGATGTCCGTCAAAAGAACATTCGCCATGGGGTTATCGATCGAAGGCATCTGACACCCATGTCCACCAAAAGTCGGTCGACCATACGTCTCCTTAATCATCTTCGCCTTGTACATAACATAAAGAACACCGAGAACAGTGGCACCGAGCACAAAGATACGAATGTCACGTCGAATCAAATAAAGAAAACACGTCGTGTAGATGACAAATCTCGAAGCTGAGTTCACGCGCTCTTCTGGGGATTGTTTATTCGTCGGCCAGAATTGCAAAACCTTCTCTGCCTTGATGAGCTCTTTCGGGTCGTCAAACCAAGCTTTCATTTATATAATGTGAGGTTTATTTTTTCATAAGGTTACCAAACATGCTGTTCATGGTCTTCATGAGAGCCGCTTCGTCGATACCACTTCCATCATCACCCATCTTGTCTGCGCAATCCTTTGCAATGTTCTCAATCATACTTAACGTTTCCGCTGGAATGGCGGTAATCGTCGTACCAAGCATGTAGAGCGTTTGTAAATATTGCCAGATCGCATCCTTCGTACCAGTCGAGAGTGATGCGTTCCAGTTTTCCTTGAAATTCAATTCGGAGAGATATTCAATCTTTTCCAAATCCTTAAGAATAAATGATTCATCTTTTTGGGAAATCTTATCGGCATACGGCGTGATAGCACCCATGAACGTATCCACCGCCATTCTCGGGTTCGCCTCCTTCAAGACTTCGAATTGAGTCATAAACTTTTTAATGCCTTTCTCCTGTGGGAATGTCTTGTGCAATTCCACAAGAAATTGAGTCATCATATCATTGAACGCAGAAACCGACGCCATTTTATTACTATACCCTCAAAATCTTTAAGTCTAAAAAGGTTCCGTGGAAATCGACTCACGTTGACCGATACCATTCGAAACGATAAAATAAATAAGAATCGCATTGAGCGCCGCGGGCTTCGTATACTGAGCCATCTTAAGCTTACCTTCATTATTCAATTGAGCTTTGGCGTGAATGTAGATTGCGGTGATGATCCCACCAATCAGCGCCGCCCACACGGGGTCTCGCAAATAGTCGGAGAGTTCCATTTAATTATAACCAACTTTTTTTGTACGCTGTTCTGGAGCGTCGCCGAAGAGGACACCTTCATCATCTTCCGGTTCTGGTCGGGGGTTTGGATCACGAACATTATTAATCGTCTTAAATTCGTTATCAAGCGGAGATCCCATAGGTCTCGCGATGTCTTCGACTGGGGCAATGTCTTCCGCCGTTTGTTCAGTTGGAACTTCGGCTGAAGCTTCACCTTCCATGGGTTCTTCTTCCATCGGCATCGCTTCGGCTTCTGGTTCGGGTTCGGGTTCGGGTTCGCCGTCGAAAATATCGGGATCTTCCGAGTCCTCAGTTTCGCCAATATCGATGTCCTTGCTTTCTTGAGACATGTACGTTTGAAGAATTTGTTGCACGGGAATCAATTCTTTGATCGACTCTTCGATACACATACAGAATCGCGTCGTAAGTTTTTCATCGCGAAGATATTCGGATTGTTCTTCATGATACACGTACGGATCCTTGTAGAGATTCTTGGCGGCGTTGTTGTAGACGGTTTGAATGAAAACTTCATTCGTAGGAAGCTTCAAGCTAATCTTTTTGTTATCAGCCTTTAAACGAACCGCGGAGAGGATTTTCGTACACGCGACAAACACCGCGGCGAGCAAATCACTAAACCACGCACATCGTTCGGTAATGTTATCGGAATGCGACTTCGACATGGCGTTACTCCAATTCGGAACCTCCTTGAGAAGCTTTTGATACATGATGAGTACCTTTCGCCCCTTGGAAAGTTTCGTCGCTTCGTCATACATGTCTTGAAACACTTCA